CGGCAGCCTCGCGACCACCACGACCCTATCTATGGAGCGTCTGGCACGACGTGGCGACCGCGGCGGGCATCTCAGCGATGGCTGGGGCATCGGCTTCTATGACGGACCGGATGTGAGGTTGTTCCGGGAGCCGGAGCCGGCAGGCGATAGCGTCTGGGTCCGCTTTATCGGCGAGCGGCAGATCAGAAGCCACTTGGTCATGTCGCATCTGCGCCACGCGACCCAGGGCGAGGTGTCGCTCCGGAACACCCAGCCCTTCGCGCGTGAGCTGGGCGGCCGGATGCACCTCTTTGCGCACAACGGACGCCTGCCGGGTATCGAGCAGCGCCTCGAGGGCGCGGGGCAGAGACATGCGGCCATCGGCTCAACCGATTCCGAGATCGCGTTCTGCGCGCTGCTGGACCGGCTGAGACCCCTGTGGGTCGCGGGCTCGCCCACGCTGGAGGCACGCTTGGCCGTCGTATCCGGCCTCGCGCAGGAGCTGCGACAGCTTGGACCCGCCAACTTCCTGTATGCCGATGGAGAATTGCTGTTCGCCCATGGGCACCGGCGTTTGCAGGCTGACGGAAGCACCGCTGCGCCTGGCCTGCATGTCCTGCACCAGGAATGCGCCATCGACCCCGACGCCCTCGCGGCAGCTGGTGTCGAGATCGGCCATCTCCAATCGGTCACATTGCTCGCCAGCGTCCCACTGACGCTCGACGCCTGGCGACCGTTCGCTGAAGGCGAGGTGATGGTGATTCGGAGTGGCATGGCCGTGACTGCCGCAGGCTGAGCAGCCGCCACACCAGACGCCATCCTCACGGCACGCGCCGCTTCATCACCCCCACCGACAGCGTCGCCGCGGCGAGATCGAAAGTCGCGCCGGAGATGTTCCGCGCCATCACCCGCGCCGTGTTGTTCGACCACACGGCGGCGTCGAGCTCGATGAACCGCGTCGACGACACCAGCGATGCTGTGGCCAGGTCGCCCGCCCGTGCCCCGTTCACCGTGACGTCGAGCAGCGACGTCGCCCCCGGCGCCAGGCTCGGCAGATCCCAGGACACTTCGGCCGCGAACTCGCGCCGCCCCGAGCCGAAGAGTGCCCCCGTCAGCAACGGCGTGCCGTTCAGCACCGCGGGTGCCGCTTCCGGCAGCCCATAGAGCCGCAGCGACTGCAGGTCGATCGGCCCGTCGAAGCCGATCACCCCCACCTGCGCATAGGCCACCGACGTACCGACGCGGATGGTCTGCCGGCGATTGAAGTTCGCATCATCCATCGGCGCGCCAGCGTTCCACCCCTTGGCCGGGCCGTTCCACTGCATGGTGGTGATCGAGGCCAGCACGTCGCCCGCGATGTCTTCGCGGACGTTCCCGGCGCCATCGAACACCCGAACGAACAGCCGGCCGCCCGACGCCCCGCTCGTCAGCCAATGCGCCAGCGCGAACTCCTTCGCCTGCGAGGTGTCGAGCATCCACCCCAGCCCACGATTGGCCGCCAACGTCACGGCGCGATCGGTCGGCGTCAGGTCGTTCAGCCCGTTGAAGCAGAAATCCGCCATTAAGGTCGCGGTGGTGGTCGAGGTCGCGATGGTAATCAGCCCTTCCACCCCGACCTCGGTCGCCGACTGCCGAAACGCCGCGGCGCGGGTGTTCGGCACGCCGGCCAGGAAGCGCTGAAACCGCGACGCCGGCGCCCGGTGCCGGTTGATCACCGCATTGCCGCAGCGGTTCGCGGTCGCCGTGTAGTCGATCCCGACCAGGTAGGTGTTGGTCCAAGCGATGTCGTACTCGCAATCCTGCGCCCCGGCCGTGTGCCGTGCCGCCATCGGCGAGCAGGCCTCCATGCGCATGTTGCGCGCGATGATGGCGCTGCCGGAGGTCTGGTTCAGGAACGGGATGGCGATGTTGCTGCCGGCCTGGCGGAGCTCGAAGTTCGGCGCGTCAAAGACGTGGCGGTTGTGGTTGGAATAGGCGCCGGCCTCATTCCCGAAGCGCACGCCGAACCTGTCCTGCGCCGCATTCACCCCCGTCGCCTGGGCGAAGTGGCCGCCGTAGTAGCGGATGGAGGTGTTCCAGGCCGTGGCGGTGGCGCACCAGATGTCGAGGCCGATGCGGTTGTTGACGATGCGGCCCAGCGTGAAGGTGCTGTCCTCCACGCCGCGGCCGTCGCCGAGCGTGCGCATGCCGATGGTGAAGCCTTCGACGCGCCGCAGCTCGATCTGGCTCGCATCCACGTTGCGCACGGTGATGCCGATATCGGCCTCGGAGGACCAGTCCGACAGCGTCTGCCGGATGACGTTCAGCCCGGTGTAGAGCTTCTCCGCGTTGCGGATGGTGCCGCCATCGCCCAGCACCAGCACCGAGGTCGGGGCCGTGCCGGTGTAGCGGATGGTGCCCTGCATGATCAGCCCGCGCGCCCCGCCCGGCAGGGTGAGCGTGCCGGAAACGTTCCAGGTACCAGGTGGGATCATGGCAAACTTCTGGTCCGCGCCGGCGCGATCGAAGGCGGCCTGGATGGCGGTACGATCATCGGCCACGCCATCCCCCAGCCCGCCGAAGTCATTCGGCAGCACCGCCTCGCGGTCGCGCAGGTACTTCGCGAAGTCGGTCTTGTTGAGATTGGCGTTGAGGACAAGCAGGTCATCGATGCGCGCCGGCATGGCGTTCTCCGATCAAAGAGCGGTGGCGGTGACCGGGCCGGCGAAGGCGGAGACGTTGCCCTCGACCGAGACGCTGCGGAGCCAGTACCAGCGGGTCTGGCCGGTGGTGAGGCCGGTGCGATCCCAGGTGAGTGCGGTCGGCTCGCTGGCCAGCTTGGTCGCGGCGGCGAGGCTGCCGCTGCTGGCCTCGAAGACCTGCAGCCGCACGGCGTCCGCGGGAAAGCCACCTGACAGGCGCACGCCACCCGCGATGCCGGTCGCGGCCAGGCCCGAGGTCGCGGCTGGTACCAGCGCCTCACGCCAGCCCGACACCGCGCCGCTGCGCGCCTGCGCCCGCACGCGAAAGGCGGTGGGCTCCGCGGTGGGGATGGCGACGGCGGTGGCGCCGAAGCCGCCCGCATAGCCCTGCCAGACCGCGACGGAGGCTGGGCGGAACTCGATCTCGTAGCCGGCGAGATAGGCCGAGCCCACCGCCGACCAGGACACAGCGATCGCCGTGAAGGTCGTCCCGTGCGGCGACTCCACCAGGATGGTGGCCGGCGCCGCGATCACGCCCGGGTTCGGCAGCACCACCGAGGGGTTCTGGCCTGTCGCTCGTTCGTCCGTCGCCGGGTTCCACGCCCAGACGGCGGGATCCTCCTCCGCCAGCTGCAGGTTCACCCCGCCATCAGGCGCTAGCGCCCAGCCCGTCACGCGGGCCGGGAACGGCGTGAGGCGTTCCAGCGCCACGGTCACCCCATCCCAAGGCCGCAGCCGCAGCGCCGAGAGGTTGGCCTGCATCGCCACCTCGCGCTGGCGGCGGTTGCGCTCCAGCTCGATTTTCATCAGGCGCTGGACCGTGGCCGCCGAGGTGGTGAGCGGGAACTCCATGTCGCGATAGATGGCCTCACCGCCATCCTCGGTGACGTAGTTGCTGGCGAGCAGCGGCGGCGCATCGGTCGGCTGCCAGGCGGCGGCCGGCTCGACATAGACAGCGCGCACCCCGTTGAAGAGATCGCGCCGCGGCCGCGAGCCCACGATGGTGACATCGCCGCGCAGATCGTCGGAGGTGAGTGTCGCCGCCGGCAGCGCCGGCGCACCCGCATGGATGTAGAAGCGACCGCCCGAGACGACGAGCGCGCCGGCCATGGCGGCGACCAGCTTGCGGGTGATGGCGATCTTGCCCTCGCCCAGGGTGACGGCGCCGTTCACGGTGTAGCGGCGCTCGGCGGTGCCATCGCGGCGGCCCATGATCTCGTCGCAGATGTTCGCGGCCGCCATGAGGGCCGGCAGGTCGATATCGGCCCAGGCGGCGCGCCACCCGAAGGGCGAGGTCAGGTACCAGGCGAGGCACAGCGCCGGATTGTCGGACCAGCCGGTGGCGCCGGTGCGCGGATCCAGGATGGTGTCCGCCCCCTCGACGATGGCGGACAGGCTGGGCGCGCCGGAGGGGAAGGCCTCGGGCCGCAGCTTGAGCCGCACAGCGAGATAGGCCCGCCCCTGGCCACGATGCGCCGCGGTCCACTGGCCGCCGGTATCCGCCACGAGATTTGCGTTGGCGACCTGGCCCGGATCGCCCAGCGCGCGGTCGATGCGCAGCAGGCCGGCGAACTTCGCGTCGGCGGAGGCGGTGCCGTTGAGGAAGACCTCGCCAATGGCGCGGACGCGGTGTGCCGCCAGCACCACGACGACGTGCAGAAAGCCGTCGGCGCGGCCCTCGTCATCGGTGGCCGAATGCAGGAACACGACGGGGCCCGAGGTGCGGCAGCGCCCGAAGACGATCTGGTGCTCGGTGATCGGCTGGCGGAAAGACTGGGTGCGGCCCGCGCCCGGCGTGCGCGGGTCGAAGCCGGAGCCGGGGCCGGTGTCCGTCCCTGGCGTCACGTTGGCGCTGCGGGCGGCGGAGGGCGACTTGGGGCGGAAGACGGCCGCACCCACGGCGGAGACCACCAGGGCGGCGCCGGCGGCCGCCACGGCGCCCAGGACGCCGCCGCCAATGACGGCCGAGGCGGCAGCCCCCGCCGCGGCGGCGATGAAGGGGATGGCGACGGGCATCAGCCAACCCTCCAGGCGATGGTGCAGGCGGTGACAGGCAGGCGCAGGAGTCCGGCGGGTCCGACGAAGGCCACGCGGCCGGCGTCGAGCACGACGCCGAGGCGGTCGGGGTCACTGGCCAGCACCACGTCGCCGGCGCGAGCGAAGGGCACCGGGACGCGCGGGTAACCGGCCGTGTCCGCCATCGCCGCCAAGGAGGGGCGATGCTGCCAGGAGGGGCGCTGCCCCGTACAGGCCACCACCGCCGCCATCGCGAAGCGCCCGCAGTTCCAGCGCGCCGCGTCGAAGGGCCGATGCTCCACGGCGATGATCAGTGCTGCCAGACGCTCCGGCCAATCGGGCAGCCGGTTCACTGGTTCGGCAGCCGGATCTCCGCCTCCTGCAGGGCGGGGACGAACTCGAAGAACCGATCGCCGGGGTATTCCGCCTGCTGGTCGGCATCCGTGTAGCGCCGCACCTCGGCCCGCTCGAGGTCGACCAGCCGGCTCTCGCAGGCCAGCGCCACGGAGGGCTCCGCGCCGTCCGTCACCTCCATCGTGTCCATCAGCCCGGCCCAGAGCGGGAACGGGTCCGCCACGAAAGACCCTTGGGCATCCAGCAGCGCGCCCCACAGCGTGACCTGCCGTAGGCGATAGCTGCGCTCGGCCAGGGCGATATCCACCACCTCCTGCGGCACCGGCGACAGGGCGAGGGTCAGCCGCACCGCGCGCAACTCCACCGTCTCCTCGACATCCGAGATGGCACCGATGCTGCCGGCGCCCTCGAACACCTTCCCGGCCCAGTCCAGCGGCCCGAGCCCCGTCCAAACGCGAAACGGGCCGGTGGCGAAGTCGAGCTCGACCAGAACCACCGGCGTAGCGATCGGCGCGGTGGCGGCGGAGGCCGCCTGATTGCTGAGGCGCGGAGTGCCGGGCATCAGAGCGCCTCCTCCATACGGATGGTGACGGCGGCGAAGGGACCCGGCCGCGTCGGGTTGGCGGCCTCGTCATCCGACACCAGCCGCATCGGCACACTCGGTAGCGAGAGGATCAGCGGCTCGCCGACAACCACCGCGGCGCGTAGCGGCGGGGCGATCGCGATGGTCGCGGTCCCGGCCCCGGAGGCGGCGACCGCGGCGGTGGCGATATAGAGCCGCCCGCCGAGGCCGATGTAGTCGCCGGCGCCGACCGCCACCGTGCTCGGCCACCAGCCCTGGGTGACGATCGACAGCGCGCCGCGTGGCGCCCCGGCTGCCAGCGACGGATTACCCGAACCCACCACCAGGCCGGTCCCGTCCGTGAAGATGGTGGCGTCCGAGAAGCTGTACGGCCCGGTCGGCACGTCGCCCTGGCTGCGCGGATCGCCGGTGCGGTACTCCCGCCGCCAATCCCAGATGCGGACGGTGTTGGCCGAGCCGGCGAGTGCCGCCAGCAGCCCGTCCATCACCCCGGCCTGCACGCGCCCCAGCGGTTCGAAGCTCGCCTCCGCCACCCAGCGCGCGCCCTCACGCCGCAGCACCTGCGTGGCGCGGGTGACCGGCGAGACAAAGCGGAGCGTGTTGTGCTGCAGGTAGAAGCTCAGCCGCGACGGGCGGAGCACGGAGGGCCAGGCGTATTCCGTCATGGCTATCCCCGCACGATGCTGGTGGCGCTGCCGCCGCGGCGGATGGCGTCGAGCGTGGCCGCGCTGGCCTGGCGCACGATCTGCGCCGAAAGCACGCGCAGCCGCGCCTCGACGCCGGCATCGGCGCCGCGCGCATCGATAGTGATGCTCTGGTTGATGACGGGGCCGCCCGGCGCCATGCCGTTGGGCAGCACGGTGCCTGCGGAGCTCGGCACGAACCATTCGGGCCCGCGCTCGCCGACGATGTAGGGCTGCCCACCCGCCACCGGCCCGCCCTCGGCGCGGAACAGCCCACCCAGCGCCGTGCCCAGCCCCGAGAAGATCGAGCCGAAGTCAAAGCCGGCCAGGCTGGAGGTCACCGCGGTGCCGAGCGGCTCGGTGATGGTACGGCGGACCACGATGCGGGCGATGTCCTGCAGGATGCCCTGGAGGACCTTCGAGAAGCTCTCACCCTTGATAATCGCGTCCTCGAAGGCCGACGAGAAGGTCAGGCCGAGTTCGCGCGCGGTGTTGCTGGTGCGCTCGGTCGCCTGCTGGACGCGCTGCTGGCTGCGCTCCAGCTCCTCCAGCGCGGCATTGGCCTCGCGCGAGACGGTCTCGTCCGGGATGGGCTGGCCGATGCGATCGGCGCGCTCCACCAGCCGGCCGAGGGTTTCGAGGCGGCGCGTATAGCGCTCCTGGGCATTCTCGTTGTTCTGGATCAGCCGCTCGCGCTCGCGGATGATGTCGTTGATCTCGCGCTCCGCCTCGCGGTCCGGGCGCGGGATGGATGCGACGCGGCGGGTGGTGCCCTCGATGCGGCGAAGGGCCTCGTCGCGCTCGCGCAGCGCCAGGGTTTCGAGGCGGGTGCGGTCGGCGGCGGTGATGCCGCCCGCGGCCTCGGCCTCACGCAGGCGGCGGACGCGGTCCTCGTATTCGCTGTTGATGCGAAAGCGGTCATCGAGCGCCTTGCGCAGTTCCTCGGCATCCGCCGCGGTGCGGCGGCGGCGGGCCTCGGCTGCCTGAGCGGCGGCGCTCTCCTGCTCGGTGCGCTGGCGCTCGCCGGCGGCCTGCTCGCCGCGGGTGATCTCCTCCTGAAGCTCGGCGTACTGGCGGCGCAGCTCCTCCAGCCGGGCAGCGCGGTCTACGCCGGCCTGCTGCTGCGCGGTGCCGACCAGGCCGCCCTGGATCGAACCGCGGCGGGGCTGGGAGCGGAGGCTGTCGCGGCCGTCGCTCTCGGCCTCGAGGCGGGCGATCTGGGCGCGCAGCGCCTCGGCCTGGGCGCGGCGGTCGGCCTCCTGCTCGGAGGGGAGCAGCAGGCCGGACCCGCGACGGACGCCATCCAGCACGCGCGCGGCGCCGGAGAGAGCACGCGCCAGGGCATTGGACAGGCCGATCGCCTGGTCGAGCCGGGCGAGGAACTGGTCGGCGGCGGCGGTGAGCTGGCCGAAGGCGCGGCCGACGGAGAGCGGGGCGCGCTCGAACTCGCCATTCAGCCGCTCGACGGCACGCAGCAGTGCGGGGAACACAGTGTCGGCGGTGAGCTTGCCCTCGGAGCCGAGCTTGCGAAGCTCGCCGATGGAGACGCCGAGCTCGCGGGCCAGCGCCTGCGCCAGGGTGGGCAGGCCTTCCAGGATCGATCGCAGCTCGTCGCCCTGCAGCGTGCCCGAGGCCAGCGCCTGCGCCAGCTGCTGGGTGGAGGAGGCGATCTCCTGCTGGCTGGCACCCGACGCGATGGCGATGCGCTGCAGCCCGCCGACCAGGGTCGCGACCTGGTCGGAGGTGGCGCCGATCTCGCGCGCCGCGATCGAGAAGCGGGCGAAGGCGTCGACGCTCTCGCGCACGGCAACGCCGGTCTGCAGGCTGTCGCGATAGAGGCGGTCGTAGATTTCGCCGGCACGCTCGACGGAGCCGAGCGCCGTGTTCAGGCGCCCCATCGACTGTGTGAGCGCGTCGCCGGCGACCACCACGGCGCGCAGTCCCGCGGCGAGACCGGCGATCTGCACGCCGCGCACCGCGACGTCGAGCAGGTCCAGCGCGCGGGAGGCACGATCGGCACCGCCCTGGATGCGCTCCAGGCTGCGCTGGCCGGTCTCGCCGACCTCGCGCAGCTCCTGCTTGACCCGGGCGGCATCGTCCAGCGACAGCCGGACCGAGACGCGGCGCGTGCTATCCGCCATGGGTCACGCCTCCTGCGTCGGTGGGGTGGTCAGGTCTCGGGGGGATCGGTGCGCCGCGCGGCGCTGCCTGCGGCGAGGCCCATGCGCAGGACCAGCAGCAGTTCGGCTGCGGCCCAGCCGGTGGCACCCATCTCGCGTGCCATGGCGAGTGCGGCGGGCATGTCGAGGTCGAGGCCGGCCATGGTCGCCGTGGCGCAGGTGGTGCCGGCGGCCCAGCACGCGGCGCCCTCGACACTGGCGGGGGCGTGGGCGGCGTAGGGACAGCCGAGGCCGCAGTCGCGATCGAGAGCCGCGCAGCCGCGGCAGTAGTCAGGGCCCTGGCCGAAGTGCCATTCGGCGCGGGCCCTTAGCCGTTTCCCTCCAGCGCCACGGCGGCGACCGGGCCGGTGGCGCGGTCCCAGAAGGCGGCGGCCATCTCGTCCATGTCCATGAGCCGCTCGACGGCCTCGGGCGAGAGCGGCAGCGGCTTGCCGGAGGTATCGCCCACGCCCTCCCAGGCGGTGACGGCGTGGCGGGCCAGCGCCTTGACCAGAAAGGCGAAGGCCAGGCCGCGGGCCATGTCGGGGTCGAGGTCGGCCTCGGAGGCCCGCAGGGCGCCGAGGCGACGGGCGGAGCCGGCCTGTGCGGCGGCCATCACGGCGGTGGTGACGGGGCGGATTTCGACGCGCACGCCGCGGGGAAGATCGAGCCAGTACGGCTCGACGGGGAGGTCGAGAGTCAGCATGGGGTGCTCCGTTAAGGAATTCGGACTATGCGGGGCGGCCGACTGCCACGGGGCGGGCAACGAAGCGCTCAGTCCGGCAGCAAGCGCCCACCAGTAGACGCCGCATCGAGACGGGCGACTGACCGCCAAGTGCTATCGCGGGGGCTGGTAAGTGCGATCGCGGGCCTGGGCCATCCTCAGCCGCAGCGTGGGGAAGTGGAAAGCTCGACCCGAAGCGTTCCTTCGCCTCGTCCAGGCCACGCCATACAGGCGCTGCCCCCGCCGTGCCCGTCAAGCAGGTCTTGATGCGTCGCGCGTCGGCGTCCTCTGAAGGGCGCCCTGCGCGATCGGCAGCATGATCCGCACGCGCAGGCCGCCCGTTGCTCCCTCTTCCAGCCGTAGATCCCCACCATAGGCGCGGACAATGTCGTCAGCGATGGCGAGCCCGAGGCCGGTGCCGCTCCGCCCTGGGTCGAGCCTGACGCCACGCATCAATGCTGCACGGCGGTCCTGCAACGGGATGCCCGGGCCGTCATCCTCGATCAACAACACGACTGCCGCCTCCTCCGCCCAAGCGGCCACCAGAACATCGGAGCGGGCCCATTTGGCGGCATTTTCAAGCAGGGCACCCAGCAGTTCCATGAGGTCGCCCTCATCCACCGGTGCGAGTAGCTCCGAGGGAATGTCCTGCCGCCAGGTGATGGCGCCGCCTGACGCCATGCGCGCAAGTGCACCGGCGATCCGCCCGGCCGCGGGTGCAAGGGGCACCGGGCCGCTTCGTGGCCCTGGGCCGCGGATATGGGCGCGTGCCAGCTCACGTGTGATCCGCGCGTCGATGCCCGAGGTCACCTCCTCGATGGCCGCCGCCGCCTCCGCCTCGCCGCGGTCGCGCAACTCGCGTGCCCTCGCGCCCAGCAGCGCGAGCGGCGTTCGCAGGCCATGCGCCAAATCCGCCGCGCGGTCCCGTGCAAGTAGGGCACTCTGCCGCTGCGCTTCCAGTAGGCCGTCGAAATCGGCGGCGAGGCCCTGCAACTCGGAGGGCAACGCCCGGCCGAGGCGTTCGCGTCGGCCTCCCCGCAGGTCGCGCAGGGCGCGCCGCGCCCGCTCGATCGGCCATAAGGCGATGGCTCCCTGAAGTGCGAAGGCGGCCAACAGCCCACCCGCAATGCTGGCCAGCACCGGCAGCAGATCCAGCACGAAGGCCCGGTTCGCAGCCTCAAGCACCTTCCGGTCCACCGCCACGGCGACGCGGTAGCTCGCCGAGGTCCCCACCGCATCCTCGATCCGCCGCTCGAGCACGATCATCTTCATGCCCTCCGGCCCGTGGACGATGTGGCGGTGCAGTTCGCCGGGACGCAGCGCATCGGGATCGAGCGGGAAAGACGAGCCGGCGAGCGAAGGCGAACGGAGGATTGCGCCTGTGGTGTCGTTGCGCACCTGCCAGTAGAGGCCCGACAGCGGCTCCTGGAAGCGTGGATCAGGTAGCGGCTGCACCGTGAGCGTCGCCGCTCCGTCCTCCAGCATTAGGCTGCGGGCCAGAAAGCGGAGATCGGCGTCGAGTTCAGCCAGCATCTCGCGCTCGACATGCCGCTCGAACAGGCCCTGCACCGCGGCACCGACTCCGCCGACGGCGATCAGCGCTGTCGCCAGCGCGACAATCGCGAAACGTGCACGTAGGGAACGCGTCATGGCGCCTCGCTGATCACGTAGCCATGGCCCCGCCGTGTGCGGATCGCAGCAGGCCCGATCTTGCGGCGCAGCCTCGCAACCAGCGCCTCCACCGCATTGTCGCCGCGATCGGCCTCGTCCGCGTAGAGGTGCTCGGTCAGCTCCGTCTGGTGCACGGCGCGGTCGGGATGGTGCATCAGGTAGGCGAGCAGCCGGAACTCTAGGGGGGTCAGCTCCACCGGCTGGCCGCCGCGCGTCAGCCGGCGCGCCCTGAGGTCCAGCGCAAGGTCGCCGACCCGCAGCGTGTTGGCGGCTCGCCCGGCTGAGCGGCGCAGCACCGCGCGCAGCCGGGCGAGCAACTCTTCCATGGCGAACGGCTTGACGAGGTAGTCGTCGGCGCCGGCGTCGATGGCCTCGACGCGGGTGGTCCAAGCGCCGCGGGCCGAGAGCACCAGGATCGGGAATGTCACGCCCTCTGCCCGCCAGCGGCGGATCAGCGAGAGCCCGTCGATCCGCGGCAGTCCGAGGTCGAGGATTGCCGCGTCGAAGGGCTCTACCCCGCCGCGCAGCCATGCGGTGTCGCCGTCCGCCGCGTGCTCCGCGGCGAACCCGGCAGCCCCGAGCGCGCGCAGCAGGTCCGCCGCGATCCCTGCCTCGTCCTCCACCACCAGCACCCGCATCACGCCATCCCATCTGCCATGAACGGCGCAGCTATCTGAGGGTCGCTGACACCACGCTGACAGCGCACGTCAGCGACCCGGGGCAGCGCGCCGCTACTCCGTCGCGCATGACGGAGGTTCCCATGAAGATCGGCGCGCGCATCAAAGCAAGTCCATGCCGGCTCTGCGGCGGGTTGGAACGACAGGTGCTCGCCACGCGCGGACGCGGCCTGGAGCCACTGACCACCGTGGTCTGCCGGGGCTGCGGCCTGGTCAGCCACCACCCACTGCCGGACCCGGCCGAGGTCGCCGGCTTCTACGCCACGCGCTACCGCGTCGCCTACAAGGGCGGCTGGGAGCCGAAACGAAAGCACGCCTTGCGCGCGCTGCGGGGCGCCATCGCGCGCGCCAATCGCCTCGCACCGCTGCTGCGGCCTGGCGCCCGGGTGCTGGATGTCGGCGCCTCCTCCGGCGAGTTCACCTATGTCATGCAGCGGGCCGGCTTCGCCGCGTGTGGCATCGAGCCGAACCTTGGCTATGCCGACTTCGCGCGCCGGACCTACGGCGTCGCGGTGGAGACCAATGGCCTGGACGACGCCCGGATCGACCCAGCGAGCCTTGACCTCGTTACGCTCAATCATGTGCTGGAGCATCTCGCCGATCCCTGGGCTGCCTTGCGCCGAATCGGGTCATGGCTTGCGCCAGGCGGACTGCTCTTTATCGAGGTCCCGAACCTGGCCGGGGTCCGGAAGCAGGCGACGAACACATTCCACACCGCCCACATCTGGAACTTCACCCCGGAGACGCTGGGTCTGCTCACGTGGCAGGAAGGCTTCGCGGCGCTGACGCAGGCGGACCTCGCTGGCACCTCCATGGTGCTCCGCCGGCGCCGGGCGGAGGATGGGCCGCCGGCGGGCGCCGACGCCTCGCTGGCGGAGCGACTGGCCCGGCAAGTTGCGACGACGGGCCGCCCGCTCTCCTATCTTCTGTCCGGCGCTCCAGTCGCGCGGCGCGTATCCCGGCTGCGGCGGAACATCGAAGAGCGCGTCGTCTGCGCGCGCCACGCGACCGTTCGGGACATGGCCGATGCGATCCTGGACACCGCATGCCCTTCGCTGGAGTTCGAGAAGAGCTTGTCCGCGTTCGGCGCGGCAGCCTGAGCGAGCCCGAAATCGGTAACAACTTCGCCCCAGACGGCCCGGTGGCGCGCAGCGGCGGCCAAGTTGAATGACCGATTCCCACCGCAGGCCAGCAGCCTAACGGATTATCACGACCTCACGCATACTCCGTCCCCGCCTGCTGGTTCCGCAGCACGGCCGTCATCATGCGCGTGGCCGTCGCGTTGAACGCGGCCCTGAAATCGAAGCTTGCCTCCACCCCGGCCGGTCCCTCGATCGGCGTCTTGGCCAGCGCCAGATAGACCTCATGCAGGGTAATCGTCAGGCTGCGGTTCGCGTCGATGGTGAAGGCTAGCGCAAACTCCGCCGATGTGCCGGCCTGCGCCTGGGCCAGAAGCGTCGTGTTCTCGAAGCGAACGGTGATCTGGCCCGTGCAGCGGGCGATGCCGGGATCCACGCCCTCGACACGGCGATCGGCGCGGATGGTGCGCACCGCCTCCATCCCGTTGGCATAGGTGAGCCGCGCGCCCGTCACCTGCGCCAGCGGCGAGCCGCTGCGGGTGATCGACCCCTGCGCCTTGTTGAAGGCCGTATAAGCCGCGCTGGTTGGCGTGCCGCCTGACGTGGCGCCGGTGCGCACCGAGCCCTGGCCAAGCAGCCCGAAGGTCGCCGTCGCCGCACCGGTCGGGGTGAAGTCCAGTTCCAGCGTGTCGGCGCGGACGCCGGTGCAGACGTCGAAGCTCGGCACATCCGGGTAGCCGATCTCCATCGCGTTGCTCGGCAGCGAGGCCGCGCCGGAGGCAAAGGTGTGGATGAAGTTGGTGGTGCCGGTGGTGGTGGGCGCGCCGAGCAGCAGCCGCAGCCAGTGGCCGATGTTGATCAGGTCGACCGGCACCACGGCCTGGCCGGCGACCGTCACCGTGTCCAGGAAGGGTGCCGCCGGATCGCGATTGCTGCCCACGCCGATGACATCGGCGTCCAGCAGCGGCTGCTCCGCGCCAAGGTCACAGGACAGGAACGGCATGCGCCGCCAGTTGCTGCCGGGGGCGGTGCCGTAGGTGATCTCGGGCAGCATGAGCAGGCGGCAATTCGCGCCGATGGCACGGGGCATGGGCTTTCTCCTGAAAGGGGATCAGGCCAGCGGCGAGCCGGCGACGGTGAACCAAAGCGTGATGGGGATAGCGGCGGCGCGGGCCGCGGCAGCGCCCTCGAACTCGACATCCTCGAAGGACGCGCTGCCGGGCTGCGCCCATTCGACGGCGCCGCCGAGGGTGCGGTGGGCGGTGATGGCGGCGGCGACATCGACCAGCAGCGCATCGAGCAGGGTGTTGCGCGCAGCCGGTGTGGCGCCGGCGACGGTGATCTCGACCTCGGCGCGATGCTCGATCTGCCAGGAGAGTGGCGAGAGGATCGGCGTTTCTTCGACCGCCTCTCCGTCGCGTACGACCACCAGCCCGCCCGCGGGAATGCGCTGCGGGATGGTTTCGCCGCGCAGCACGATCGGCGCCGGGCTGCGGACGGCCAGGGACGTGATCAACCGGCTGTGCAGCGCGGCGATGGCGGTCTCGCGCGCGCTCACGCCGCCCTCCCGCTCTCGCGTTCCCACGCCGCGACAAAGCGCCCCGGCAGGCGACGCAGCCCGCGCTCGGCGGCGCCGCGCACATCGAGCCGCTTGGCGAGCTTCACCTGGGGCAGCAGCAGGAACATCGGCACCATCCCCTGCTCCAGCAGCCCGCGCGCCCAGGCCTCGCGGCCTTTGCGGTTGGCGGTGCCGACCTCGGTCACGCCGCCCGCCACCAGCCGCGAGCGGCGCCGCCGCCCGGTCTGCTCGCCCTGGCGCAACGGCAGGCACCACACGAAGCCGCGCCCCGACTTGAACGGCCGGAGGAAGGCCTGGCCGGAGGCAACCATCTGTGTCGGCGTCACCCGCATGCCCTTCTCGCCGCGACCACGCCGTCCGCGCGCTGCATTGAAGCCGGTCGGGATCGCCAGGAACTTCCCGCCACCCTTGGCGCGGATCAGCGCGCCACGCTCGAACGCGTCGATGACATTCGGCACCTTCGTGAACACCAGCCCCGCGGGCCGCAGCGACTGCCCGGACCGCGGGAAGATCATCGACCGCCAGGCATTGGCGATACCGCGCGCGTTGCCCGAGAAGGCGGTGGTGACCTGCCGGCGCAGCTCCGCCTTCACCTGGTCGGTCTCGGCGCGGATCGCGGTCATCGCCGCGCGCTCACCCGCCTTCACCTCATCGGCCAGCACCTTGCGGAGGTCGCCAACGATGGCGGCACCGAGGCGCATGGATCAGCGCCCGCCGAACTTGCGGCTGAGAATCCGCAGCAGCATGTCGTGCAGCGCGGCATAGCCGAGCGTGCCGGCCAGCCAAGCCACGGCAAACAGCCACCAGCCGTCGAGCTCGAAGGCATGCGCGATCAGCCAAGCGCCGGTGCCGAGGCTGCCGCCGGCCAGCGCGTGCAGCAGATAGGCGCGGGTCAGCAGCGGCCGGTCGGTGGACGAGAAGCGCGCCATCGCCCCGAGCGCACCCAGCGCGCCGGCGAGCAGCGCCTCGCCGACGATGCCGCCGATGCGCTCGGGGTCAATCATGACGGTGCTCCTATCGGCGACAGAAGGCGCGCCAGGCGATGCCCGCGGCGTCGCGCTCGGCGTGCTGGACGGTCAAGATGTCCGTGCCGAGGGTAAAGGTGTCGTCGGCGTCCACGGCGGGCAGCACGGCGATCGCCACGGTCAGCACGTCGCTGGCCTGGATGACGCTGGTGCCGAAGGCGTCGCCGAGCCGGTCCGGTGCGCTGCGGACCACGCGGAGCAGAACCGGTGCTCCGGTCCCGCCCGCGCGATAGCTCGCATCCGCACCGATGTTCGGATCCGCGGCCAACGCGTCCATGGCCGCGGCGAAGGCGCTCACGCCGGCCGCCGCAGTCGCCAGGCGAGAACGCCCACCACCGCGGCGACGATGACCGCGATAGCGACGGCCGGAGCGAGCGTGCCCAGCGCCTGAATGGTGGGGGCCGCCTGCGCGACGGCAGTGGCAATGCCCGCGGCACCCACGAGCACAGCCCCACGCCCGGTGCCAGTGGTGGCGGCGACACTCCGCAGCGTTGCCGGTGCTGCCGGCGGCACCCCGGCCAGGGTCAGGGCCCGATCGATCACCGCGGCCGGATAGGACAGGCCGGCGCATTCGTGGTGGATGATGGCCTCGACCAACGGGCGGAGATGCTCGTGCCGATGCAGGTCGATCGCATCGTCCGGCCCAACACCGATTCGCCGCGCCACCACCGCGACATAGGCCGCAGTGTCGTTCTCCACCTTCGGCGCCCAGCGCCCGATGATCGCGCGCGGCGTGCGCAGCTTGTGCCGGTCCTGGTAGGTGACCAGCAGGGCGGCAAGCGCGCGAATGCCGAACTCATGGCTGGTGAAGCGGCAGAAGCGCCCATCCGAGGGCGGATCGGCCAGACCCTGCCACTTGTTGGCCGGGACGTGCTCGATGTTGCCCGGGTTGCGGTTGCGATAGCCCCGCGTGGCCTTGGGATCGATACTCACGTGCCGATCGCCGGCACGCGGTTCAGCCACACCCGAACGGTAGTGTCGGCCGCCAGCGCCGCCAGGCTGGCGATGCCGACCTGGAAATTGCCGGCCGCGGTGGTGGTGATGCGCCGGTTGGTGTTGTCCCAGAACACCCGCGCGCCGGCGGTGATGGCGAGCGCCGGCTCCTTCGTGATGTCGAACACGCCCTGGGTGGCGGCCTCGATGACGGCGTTCTGCGCGCCGTCGACGGCGGCGACGCCGAACAGCGCGCCGACGAGGACGCCCTGGCCGGAGGTGACGCCGCCCGCATAGGGGACGGCGAGTGCGAGGCTGTCGCCCGGCTGAACATAGTTGCGCATGGGGATGATGTCTCCAGAAACGCAGAAGCCGCCCGGTAGGGCGGCCTCTGCATGGGTTCACGATGGAAGGGAGGCGCCGGGATCAGGTGCCCGGGTTGAACCAGGCGCCGCGCCAGTCGATGGCGCCGACGCCGAAATCGAAGATCACGGAGACCTCGACGCCATCGACGCCCTGGACATTGCCCGTGGTCACCTGCGGCCCCTCGGCGCCATTGAGGTAGCCGTAGACGTAGACGGGCGCCGCCATCGGATCGGAGAACAGGTACCAGCGGTTGGCCGGGATCAGCGGCTCCACCAGGGGCTGCACGAAGCCCGCATAGACGTTGGCGTTGCTGGTCTGGGTCGCCTGGACGGAGACAGTGAGCTGCCGCGCCGCCAGCTCCTGGTTCGGTCCGACCAGCAGGCGCATCTGCGCGCCGACCGCGATGGGCAGGCCGTCGAGGGTCTTCTGGCGCATCACCGCGGCGCGGCCCAGCGCCAGGTTCGGCAGGTCGAGCGCGGTGCCGGCGCCCGCCTTGTTGGCGCGCGCCGCCGCCGTCCCGAACACTGCCGCCGCGCCGGTGATGAGCGTGGGGCCGTCGCCGGCGGCGCTGTTCACCAGCGCATAGGCCGTGGCGTTCTCAAAATCGGCGACGCGCCGGCCGATCATCGAGGCGAAGTCGGTGAAGGCGCCGAGATCGTCGTTCACCAGCATCTGCCGCGTGACGCGGATGCGCCGGGCGAAGGTCTGCAGGAACACGAGCTCCTGGCTCTCGGACATGGTGCCGGCCTGCACCTCGCCATTCTCCGACAGCGGCAGCAGCGTCGGGAAGTCGCCGACACGGAGATGCCGGTGCGGCTTGAAGTCGCGGAAGTCGCGGCGGAGGAACAGCGTCCGGTAGGTCGGTGCCGCCGGCGCATAGGCCGCCAGCAGCATCTTGTTGGCGGCGGCCGAGAGCAACGCGGGGAAGTCGCTGGTCGTGTGGAAGGCGCGCTCGGCGAGGATGGTCGGGTTGCGCGGCACATTCCGTTCGCCGCGGACGCGCAGCAGTTCGCCGATCATGTCGGAGGGGCGCCAGCCCAGGAACTCGGTGTGGCGGCCGGTCGCTGGTGCCTGGTAGCCGGGCATGGTGCGGGCGGCGAGCGCCTCGGCCATGGCGTCCAGGAGCTGCGCCGGGTCCTCGTTGGACGGGCCGGTGTCGGGGCGCGCCGGCAGGGAGGGGCGCGCGGCGCCGCTGGTGAAGACCTCCCACAGCCGTCCGCGGAGCACCTCCGGCGAGACGCGGTCGCGGATGGCGGCCTCGCGCATGGTGTCGAGCATGGCGGCGGTCACCAGGCCCCGGGCGGCGGCGAGCACCGGCTCGTAGCCGGCGATGCGCTCGACGGCGGCGCGTTCGGCCTCGGCGCGGATGGCCTCGAGGTCGGGCGCCGGCGGCGCGGCGCGCGTGGGTTCGGGCGGGGTGGCGGGTGCGGTGGTCACGGTGATCTCCTGGGGCGGGGCGATGGGCGGCGCGGGCGGCGCCGGCACGGGATCCGGCGAAGCCGGCGTCGTCTCGGGCATGGTGGGTTCCTCGGGGATGGTCAGGGCGGGTTCGATGGCGGTGGCGGGGGCGCCCTGGTCCCCCTCGCCACGCACGACGGCGGCCGCGTCCACGGGGACCGGCACAATCGAGATCTCGTAGGGCTCCCAATCCACCGCGCGGTGGATGGTCTGGCCGGTTGCGGCGTCGGGCCGCGGCTCGTAGCGATGCACCCGGTAACCGACGCTGACAGACTGCAGCGTACCGTCGGCCACGCGCTGCCAGACCGGCTCCACGTCATCGGCGCCGCTGAATTGGAGGGTGGCGTAGCCGCGGCCGGCCTCGAGGCGTGCGGCGGTGACACGGCCCAGAACGTCACGCGTGCCGGCGCGCCGGTGGGTGTCCAGCACCGGTGCGCGACCGGAGCGCAGCGCATCCATGCGCACCGCCTCGGCACGCATGTCGAGCTCTTCGAGGATCGGCCCATAGGGGGGCACGAAGTTGCGGGCCCGTGCGCCCGTGCTCCACACCACCTCGACGGTGCGCGCGGCGCGATTGACCGTGACGGGCGCGGCCAGGGCGCGGCAGGCGGTGATCGACTGCCCAGCGTCGGGCATTCGATCCGGCGCGGGGCTGGGCCCCTCCGGTTCGATCGGCTCGGTCATGGATGTGCTCCTGGCGCGGCGCCGTTACGGCGCGGCGAAGCCCTGCGCGTTGACGTAGACCTGCGCGCCGGTGGTGATGCAGGCGACGTTCATCGCCGTGGCGGCGGTCCCGCGCAGCGGGGTGGGAAAGGTGATCTCCACCGGAGAGGCCATCGCGGCCGGCAGCAGCTGCCGCCAGATCACGGTGGCGCCGTCCTTGATCACCACCTCCGTCGCCA